CTCACTGCCGAGAGCCGCCGTGACCTTGGATGCCAAATCACCCATACGGGCATACATCCAGTTACCGGGGCAGCTTTTGTTCGCAAACCACCGATGGACGGTCAGCACCATCTCGTCAGATTTCGGGGTGTAGTTCAGCGTCTTGGCCTTATCTCCCAGCCAGAGCAGCTTGGTTTTGCCGTTGCGCTTGCAGATGTCGGTGCAAAGTTCAATGAGCCGCTGGTACACCACATCCTTAAAAGCGTAAGGCTCGGTGTTGTCGCTGGCACACTCAATAGTGACGGCTCTCTGGTCATTAGCATTGGAGGAAGAGCACCAGGAGCGGTTTTTCTCCTCCACATACATTCCGACCCTGCCGTCCACGCCAATGCCGTAGTTGCTGCTTGCCTGCCGTGAGGTCGGCAAGAAGATGTTGCCGAGCGTTTCAACTGAGCACTGACCCACCACGCAGTGGGGCGTGATGCGGTCAATGCTGTGGGTGCGCTGCCCGGAGTGGTTGGGGCTGAGTTTGGTGTAGGACACCAGAGAGCTGTTCGTGTAAGCCATATTATTCATCCTCCTTTTCACTGCGGTCATGAAGCTGCTCCAGCACGGATTTCAGCTTCTGCGGGATGGGCAGTCCCAGGTATGCGGCGTTTTCCAACAGGGACACGCCCTCGTTCGATAGGTAGAAGAAAATGACGGCGGTAC